ATTTTCGTAGCGCATCATCTTCTCGTTCCACGTTTTGTGGTACGACTTTAGCGCCTTAATACCTCGGTCGCATTTCGTTTTATCAAAATAACACCTCGGCAGGATTGTACGGATTGCATTGATAGCCTCCTCTTTCTTATCTGGCTTCGGCACGGTCTTGAAGTTAATGCCAAGCTTCATTGCTGTTTCCTTTCGGCTCATACCACTTCCCAACTCACGTACCTCAATGTCATGCGGTGCGTAGTGCTCGCCATATACGTAGCCTCGCTTATCCAGCTCAGCGAAGTAGAATGGCAATCCCTCACCTGAATTCTCGTAATAGTCAATCACTCGTATCTCATTTGCATAGAGCTGGACAAACCATATTGACATGCTATCGTCGATTCCTAAGTCCCAGTATGTATTAACGCGCAGCAATGGATCATATGGCACGTCGCGTATTCGATTCTCATTCTCAGCACGGCGCATACCGCCACCAAAGTATGCGCCGGATACCGGTGCTTCAAATGAACAGTAATACTCCTGGTCAACGAAAGCGTTTGCTTCTTCTTCAGATTGACCGCGCGCTAGAAACCGTTCAATTGTTCGTTGACGGATTTTAACCATCTGTTCAGGCGTAAAGACATTCGTGTCGTCTACTGTCAGTATTGAGACGTATACGTTCGGGTCGTTCTTCCAGCTCTCAAGCATGTACTTCAACCAGCTATCACCATTCGCTGTACCGTTGACGATAACTATACCGCCATTTGCTTCAACAATCGGCTCGATGATATCAATGATTCGCGGGTCATGCATTTGGATTTCAGACAGTACGAATAGCTTACTGTTACCTCCACGAGCACGTCCGGGCTTAAAAAACGACATCACACGGAGTGATGTGCCGTTTATGAAATTTACTCGCTTCAGACTATCGTTAAGTCCATTGTCACGCCTATGCTTCCGCTCGCGTAAAGCCATCGGTATGAAATCAGTGAATGCTAAGCCATTGTTGGTCACCGATTCCCATAGGTTGTCGCGCGCCATATCGCCAGTTGGAAAACCATATTTAATCGTCTCGACATTCTCTGCGCCATGCTCAATCGCCGCGTTCCAACTCGTTAAGTCCTTGCCGCCGCGGCGATGCCATATTAGTACAAATAGCCAATACTTTTTGCCCTTATGCTTCCCTTCGCCGTGTAATGCATCCCAGAAATCCTTCTGATAGTCGCGCGCACGGTAAATATGCGGCAACTTAATTACTGTCATCCGTCTCCTCGTCTGCATGGTGGCGCGTTTCGATAACCAATTTCGACTCGCCGCTATTCTCTTGCTCGACTTTATTTTTCCAGCCAAAATTATTAGCGAGCGAGAATATTGTTCCTGCGACAGACGCCTTGTTTGTATATAGACTTTCCTCTGCGAATGACTCTATTTTCACCTTAGCAGCCTTTATCGCGTCAGAAAACTCGTCGCGCAATTCATAGTCAAGCAGTGTCTGCCGAGTTGTTCCTAAGAACGCCGCAAGACCTGTAACTGTGTATGGTTTCTGCGCTGAGATCTGCTTCCTCTTTACGACTTCCGGTTCGCCAAGTTTATCTTCAACCATGCGTCCTTTTTTGTCTTCGCGCATTGGATACTTCAAAACTTGGACCGTCTCAACATGGGGATCACAATGCCTAAAATACGCCTTAATTTTGCGCTCAAGCTCCTGTACTGATGCAAATTTCAGCGGTCGTCCACCCGCGTGTTTTTCATTTTCCAAAAGAAAATACCCCTAATAGCATTAAATAAACACTAAATGGGGGTGTTGTATTTTTATGATACGCCAAAATTCAGGAAAAGTCTATAAAATCATCAAAAATTATTGTAGAAAGTGTTGACAATAGCAGACCAGTTTGCTATACTAAAGACAGTGATGAGGAAATAGTCACTAGCAACTAAACAATTCGGCGATAGAAAGAACATTACAATGCTTACAACAATTCAAATTTCAAGGATAAACAAATTGGTCGATAAACGCTAAATCCTCATCAATATCGCCGGCAATAAAGGATGGAAATATGAAACTATACCATATATTAATGGTTACCGAAAAATTGGCAGTCTATCATTATGAAAAGAAAACGACACTTGAAGACGCGAAAGCTTTCGTTAAGAGGCTGCGTGCTAGAAATAAGAATGCGATTATTGAGCTGGAGGAAATAAAAGGAGCTTTTTTAGGGAGGTAATAAGGCAGCACAATAGAACTAAATCTAGCCTCGCCCGAGGCATCGTATCGGGCAGAAAGCTCCTTTCTGCTATAATTCACTTATGATAAAACTAATAGATTTAATTAATAAACACACACCAATATCTGAACTAAGCGCGGACATAATCGCCGCTGTAACCGAAATCGATAAAGAGTATGTTCTACTACCCATTGAGCAGTTTGAGAAGTTAGAGCAGCATCGCAAGAGGCTGTCTGCTGGCGGTAAAAGTAGTTGGGCGAAACTATCGCCAGAAGAACGAACTCGCATCGCTCGTGAAAGAGGACGAGCTGGTGCTGCCAAGCGGTGGAAAAATAAATCGAAATAAGATACAATGCGTGACACGTGGTGTAAGCATCCATGTGTTCTTTCTCCGCCTCCAGCGATGGGGGCGGGTTTTATTTTACCCGTAGAACGTATATCTACCACAAACACTTCCTACGGGTATTTCTCGCATATAATATTGCCCGTAGAATACACAGTCTCTAAATATGTACTTGACGGATACATTTTATTCAACAATTTCTGCCACGTCGCTAATTCTGACTTTTATAAGCTGATTTTTAATCATGTTGTAACCTCTTTCGTTTATTATATAGACGTTCTAGTTTAGCGCGAGTGGCAGGTATACGCTTATCTATCTCGCAGATAATATCTTCTATCTTCTTATTTTCAAAAAAAACACTCCTATGCCTACTTGCGCTGCGCCGACTATCTCTTAGACAATGAAGAGTTATTTCAAGTTCATTTATTCGTCTATCTAAGTTCTTTTGCCTGAGTGATGTTATTAGTGTAATAAAGTTAATCATTTCTATCTCTCCACCTTATACCCAACAAACCGCTTCGCATGACATGCTGGACAAGCCACAACAATGAAGTATGCTCGTTGACCCTTATATTCCATTCCAAGCTTAATTTGGTCGTGCGTTCGTTCTTCAGGTTGGACCGTCTGCTTAAACCGTCGCCAGGTGTGGTTGCAGGCATTATTATCTTTGTGCTTATATTGTCGTTTACGCCGCCTAGCTTGTTCGAGCTTTTGTTTGACTTGCTTTTTTAGGACAGTGAGGTTAGTCATGACCGTCCTTGCTATTTTCCGACAAATAAGCTCGTAATAGTATAACTGCACCAACAACCATATTCTTATATACATCTATATTGTCGTGATGTGCGGATTCTGCTAGCTTTACTAACTCTTCAATCATGCCGCGTGGAATGGCGATAGTGTCACCACTCGCACTAGTGCGTGAGGATATAATTTTATCGATTATTTCGTTGTCAAGTTCAGTAGCAAGCTTTGCTATTCTTTTTTCGTTTTCGATTTCATTCACGAGTTCTTTGTCAATCATTATTATCATAGTTTTGTAAAACTTTCAAAGAATTTGTTCCAATTAAAGCTGGTAGTTCTCTTAAAGCAATATTGGTCTCCTACTCTCAACTTCAAAGTGTCTCCTTCAGACATATAATCAGAAGAGAGAGCTTTTGTACCTTTATCGCCAGTTATTAGATACTTGAATTTTCTTTTAGCAAACATCGGTTCAAGTTTCGTTATCGTCTGGCTGTCTGTGCAGCCGTGCTCTGTAGATATCACAACACCACTTATTATTTTGCAGGCAAAGTACAACATTGCTACATAGTAGAACATTTTTAATAAGAATTTTATTTTCATTCTTTTACCTCCACTTGTTCAAAACTGCCTAAACAATCTTCGCCGTATTTAGCTTTAATTTCGTCAATTTCGGCTTGGGTGAACGTGTTTTTTGCAAAACAAGGTCTTAACATTTTTTCAAGCCAAAAATGCTCTGCTTCAGACACTCTCTTATCATCAATATTAAGGCATACATCGTTATCAATTTTGAATAATAGTTGATATTTGGTTATATTGCGTTTTTTAACCGGCGTGAAAGCGTATTTTGTACAAAGTTTGAATAGCCTGTGTTGCTTGTCTTCTGATAAGCATTCAAAACCGGCGCGGTCGGTGCTTATATGATATCGCTTATTAGGGTAGGCTACCGCCAGCAATGAGCCGCGGCCGTCAAGAATCCTGATAGAGCCGTAATTGCATAGTACTTCCCCGACAAAATCTAACTCTTTAACTTTTTTAATAAACTCTTTAGTTGTCATCATTGTCTCCTCCCTTAATATTTTTCGGACGGAAACCTTTCAACCAAGACTTGAGGTTGATGCACGGTTTATCGGATGCTGCATTATCGAGTTGGTATTCGTGCCAATCCATAAGAGTCTCTTTATCTGCGTTGTACCGGAGTGCTGTCACCATGTCATCGAAGTTCCAAAACTCATCTCCAACACCCCAAGCACCAGTCGGGTCGTCTGCTACAGCATAAACGTAATCAGCTTCTAGGTCGTAATTGTAGTATTTCTTAACGAATAATTCAGCTATTTGACGTGCGGTCGTATCAAGCGTCTCTAACGCTTCTCTGGTTTTCGTATCCATTACTTGTCTTCCGCGTCAGCTATAGCTTCGCCTGCTGCCAGGCGGGCAGCAAGGTACATAAGTACGCTAGTAATGTGACCGGCAAGTTCAGGATTATCGACATCAGTAACTGTTCCTATGAGTTTTTCAAGAACCTTGCGGGA